CTGAGCAGCCGCCCCTCCCGCGAACAACAACACGATAAGCAGCGATCTCACAGGCTTCACGTTTTCCTCCTACCACCACTGAACGTATTTCGGGGACCGTGGACTTGGCGGATAGTCCAGGATCACCACCCACTGTCCGCTGGCCAGATGCAGCCGGCGGAAGCTCTGCCACGAGTACTCGTCCACCACGGTCGGACTGTTGTTGTTGCAGACGTACCAGGTGTTGGTCCGCGGGTCCCAGCCGTAGAGCGTCTGGAAGTGCCGTGTCCCCGCGCCGATGGCTGCCATCCGACCTGTCTTGGCCGCCCAGCGCATCCAGTCCCACGTCTGCTCGCCGGTCACGTTGTAGGCCTTGATCTGGCGGGCCTCGCAGTAACCTTCCACGCGCGAGGGCCAACTGCCGCCGCGCACTTTCGATCCGTACTTCGTGTCCCATAGCAGCGTGTACGCCGCGGGGACATTCTGCGCGATGCCACACAGGCCGATCGAGCACTGCACGCAGGATCCGTCCGGGTTGCGGTACCACGCGCGGACTTCCGTCGGCAGTTCCAACCGGTACGGGACCGAGTCTGGGGGCTGCGCACTCCTGGCTTGGACCACCGGTAGTGCGGATTCCCCGGCCGGTTCGGCCGCGATGCAGACAGCGGCAGCCACGGCCAACAGCGCGCTAAGCGTCTTCAGTGCCCACATGCTTCGTGTGAATCCTCAGCAACTTGCGGAACGGATCGGAGTAGCGGTAGTGCGGCTCGTTGCCTGGAGCCAGCACCTCGTACACGAACACTCGCTCGCCCACCGTTTCCCGAATCCGGTCGCCCGCGACGGGCAACGTCGGCTCGCCGCCGAGTTCCAGGTCGGCCGTCTGGATCAGGTAGTCCCGCGACTGAAACCGCTGAATGACTCCCGATCCGTCGTCGATCTCGAACTCCGTCTTGCCGATCGTCGCCCGCAGGGCGACCTGGGCGGCGCCGCGCTGGTAGACGACTTCCACAGACCCGTGGGCCTGCAGCTTGCCGGCCAGCCAGGCGGCGCCCTGCTCAAACAGGTTCGGCATGGCCGATCACGCTCAGCTTTCGGCGGTCCACTTGCCCCGCTCGGCAACTACGAACCAGCCGTTGACGCCGTCGGCCGCCAGGTGCAGGTAGTCGCCCGCCACAGAATCGGCGGCGGCCAGGATGCGATCCTTGTCGTCCGTACCCGCGAGGTCCGCGCCCATGATCTTGTCGGACGCGTTAGGCGATACGGCCACGCGCTCACCACTCGCCCCGCAGCGGACGACGAAATCCAACCCGGCGGCGGTGGCCGGCAGGGTCACGACGTTGGTGGCGTGGCCGACCGTGACATTCATCACCTTGCCCACGTCCTGGGCGTCGAGCGTCTTGCTGGCACTGGCCAGCGTGACGCCCTCCAGGACCTTGTTGACCATCGCCGGCGGCACGGCTCGCGGCGACAGGCGGACACGAACCGTGGCGTCCGTCTTGGCGGCCGCGGCCAGCGCGACCCCCATCAGCACGCCGGCCGTCGGCGAGGCTTGCTGCGCATCCGTGTCCCAGTACACGGGCTGGTCCTTCAAGAACACCGTGCCCGTGGTCCCATCGTCGTCCTTGGCCACGTCGAACACGCCGCCGACGGCCAGCGCGCCGAGCTTGCTGGCTTCGATCGGTTGCTTGGCCACACCGATCAGGTCGCCGAGGACCACCACGTCGCCGGCCGCCACCGCGCTGCTGGGCGTGTGGTCGATCTCGCTACCTTCCTGAACAAAAACTGCCTTGGGCATTCGTGAACTCCTGGAATGTCAGAAGGAAAGGATCATCGTCTGGGAGAGGCTCAAGCCTCGCCTTTCGCGCGGATACCGGCGCGCGGATCTTGTTTTGACACGCCAAAATCGTGGATGCCGCGGGCTTGAATCCCCAACACGGAAAAGTCCGCCTCGGCCGTCTCGATCGTGGGCGACTCCTGCCCGTTGAGGAACGCGACCTCGATCACCGGCAGGTCGTTAGGGTCCGCCAGCAGGTACCAGGCCTTGGCCGAGTAGCCCGTGTAGTAGCTGTTGGACAGGTAGCGGCTGACCTCGACCCGGAACTTCCCCTGATGCGGGTTGTTCACCGGGTACTTCGTGCTGGCCGTGGTGTCGCGCAACTCCATCGACTTGTAGAGTTGCGTGCCGACGGCCGACAACGCCGTGGGCACCAGCAGGATCGCCGGCATGATGCCGATCGGCTTGCCGTCCGAGTCCACCTGGTCCATGAAGGCGACCTCGGCCTTGGTCAGGCCGTCGATCGACAACGCCGTGTCAGCCCCGGTCAGGTAGTTGTGGTTCCCGGCGACGAAGAAGGCCGCGCTATCGAGGAAGGTCGCCCAGAAAATGTCGTTAATCTTCAGGCCGCTGCCCCGACCGAGTTTCCGCGGCACCGTGGTGATCGCGCCCAGGTCGTCGTTGATGATGTCCCGGCGGTCGATGGACAGGATCAAGCCGTAGGTGTCGGCCTTGTTGGTGTAGGTCTCGTTGCCCAGCGTGCCATGCTTGAGCTCACCACCGGGGGCGACCTGCTCGTACTGGTCCTTGCCGATCAAACGGTAGCTGGTGACCGTCTTGAAGTCGCTCACGTTCCGCACGGCGCAGATGTTCCGCCAGGTCCGTTCCACCGAGAAGAAGCCTTCCAGCAGGAACTTGTTGGCCACGTTGGACAGGATCCCGCCGATGTCGATGGTCGAGAATCCGGCCTCGATGTTGGGGCGGAAGGCGAACCGCAGCACGGCCCGCGCGTCCCGGAAGTTGCGCCCCGTGTAGCCATTCGCCCAGGCGGCTTCCAGCAACAGTTCCTGCAACCCAATCGATCCGCGGAACCGCCGGTCAGCCGCTTCCAGCGTCGCCGCATCGAACGTCTGCTCGACGTTCTGCAGGCCGGCCGACAAGAAGCAGGCCGCTTCCAGGACCGCCGCCGACGGCATGTCCGGCCGGACGCCGATGATGGCCGGCCCCTGGGGGCGGCTCGCCCGCAGGACGGCCAGTTCGGTCTTCGTCACGTCCCAGCCTTCGGCGACCGCCCGGGCTTCGATGTCCGGGAAGTGCCCCAGGCACAGGTTGTGGATGTCGCGGATGCGTTTCAACTCGGCCGCGGCGTCACTCTGAACCTGGGCTACGACGTCTGGCGGGCGTTGGTCGGTAGGCGCGGGCGGGGTTGCCGGCGTGGGCGGGACCGGCGGGGAGACCGGGGCCGGGACCGGCGCGGGCGGGCTGGGTTCGGCGAACATGGCCTGCAGGCTCGCCCGGTTCCGTTCGTCCAGGGTTTCCACGTTGAACCCGTGTTGTTCCGCCCAAGCATCGAATTCCATCGTCGTGACCTCCAAGTGGGGTTGGCCCGCTTCCGCAGCGACGCGGGCGTAGGTGTCGTCGTCGGCTCCCAGAGCCACAAAGCTCACTTCGCCCAGCGTCGACTTGCGGGCGATGTACACGGGGCCGGTGAACTCGCGGCCGTTGGCCGTGGCCGTCTTACCATCGGTGATGAACACCACCTTCTCGGCCACCGCGCCGATCGACGCTTGCCAAGGGAAGCCGTTCTCGCTGGTGGCGATGATCTCTTGCGCCGTGGCGCCGATTCCCGAAATCACGCCCGCCACTTCCAGCGTCTGCTCGGCGACCGTGATCTCGTCCGTATGACCTACGATCTGGCCCGGGTTGTGGTCCTTCAGGATCGGCCGCGACTTCTTCGAGATGCGCAGGCCGGCTAGGTCCACGACCACCGGATAGCGCCAGCCGGCCAGTTGCATGGCGCCGCCCGTGTAGGCCGTCATGGTGAACCGGCGGAGCGGCGGCTTGTCACCTTCCAGCGGCATGGCGGCTTCCAGGCGGATGCCACCACCGTCATCGCAGAACAGGCGTAACCGGGTCGGCACGCGTTCAGGCGTCCGCGGCGGATTCTTCAGGGACTTCATCGAGGACCTCGGGTGAAGAAGGGACAGCAGTGGCGACCGTCAGGCCGAGCTCGGCCATCAGTTCCAGTTCCTTGGCCCGCTGCCGGAGTTCGGCTTCCCAGTCGCGGCCCTGGCGGGCGTACTCGTGGGCCAGGGTGGTCGTATGGTTCGTCAATCGCGTGGCCTGGGCCGTGGCTTCCTTCTGGGGATCGACATGGTCGTTGCCATCCCACATCCACTGGTGCGACAGGTCGGCGTCGAGCGTGCGCAGGGAGTCGGGCAGATAGCCTTCGATCAGGACGGCCTCGTCCAGCCACGCGGCCAGGAGTCGGTCCAGTACGACCAGGCCCAGGTGGGCCTGTTCGACGCGGATCGATTTGTAGTAGACCTGGTGGTCAAGCCGGCCGGACGCATAGTTGTAAGACGAGGAATTGCAGGCCGCGACGTTGTAGGGCATGTTCAGGCAGCGGGCGATTTCGTTCAGAATTTCGCGCTTGAACTCCGCATACGTCGTCGCCGGTTGTTCCGCCTGCAACTGGCTCATCTTCCAGCCGCCAGGCATCGTGAGCAGAGCCCGCTTTTCCAGTTCGATGGGCTCGAACGGTTCGGCCGCATCCGCCTCGCCGTTGGCCGGTGCGTCGGTGTACAGGATGCCGGCGAAGTCGGCGGCCGTCTCGGCCGCGGCCAGCACGGCCAGGGTGAACCTTCGTAGTTGGGCGAACAGCGGCAAGGCCGGCGTGATATCCGGAATGCCCCGGTTCTGCCCCGGTCGATCGCAGCGGAAGTAGTGCACCACGGCACGGGCCGGAAGCCGGTCGACCGTCGAGTCCCACAGGCCGCGGGCGTCGCCCGGATGGTAACGCAGCACGTGGTACTCGGCCGGGTTGCCAAACGTGTCGAACACGATCCCGTCGATCGCGTTGGCCTGATCCTGCGTCCAGTCCGGCGTGGTCACTTGGTCCGCTTCAACGAGCTTGACGTCCAAGGTCACGGGCGTGGCCAGCTTCTCGTTGTTCGTGAGGACGCCAAACGCCTCGCCGTCTTCCGCACGGGCGACGCGCATGGTCCGCAGCTTCTCGGCCAACCTGACGGCCTGCGACCAATGGGTGAACTCGCGTTCCACGAACCGATTCGCGGCGGCATCCGATGTCAGCATCTGCAGCCGCGGGCCGGTGCCGACCACGTCGTGGGCGATCGTTAGGACGATGCCACGCGCGTAGCTGTTGTTGGCGACTTCGTAGCGAGCCCGGTTGCGGAGGACCCGCCGGACCTCCGGGCTGTTGGCCGCGTTGGCGCTCAGGCCATCCGCGTTTGCCCAGTGCCGGCGGTTGTCCTCCGTGGTGGCGGCCGCGTCATAGCGGGCGCGCACCACCCGGATCGGACGCACCCGCGTCCGATCGATCCCAGCCCTGCCT